CATTGGCCATAGCCTAATGCAGAGGCAAACTCTGACAATCTATCTCTAAGTTCTGTAGCAGAGACCTTCTCTCTTAAAAATATATATAAATGAGCACCGCCTGACTTAGAACGGCACACGGTCAACGGTAGCTTTAACTGTTTGATTTTCTTAAATAATTTTACTAAGTCTAAATCGTATTCGTCGATATCTAATGCTCCAAATAAGCATTGATTATTTTCATCGATTGGTATACTGCCTACACCTTTTTTCCCTTCTAGATGAAGGCGTACAAGATCAACGGTTAACGGTTCCCGAACAATAAAGCTTTTCGCTTGTTGCTTACCATTTTTTTGAGAGTCCATAACCTCTGTTTGTCCATGAGCTCTACTAAAACCTGCAAACAATTCTATAAATTTTTGTGCTTTTTCTTGCATAACGTATAAAGATGCCCCCGCTATCTTTTGAGACAATGGGGGCAATCCTCTCTAAAATGGAATTTCGTCTGTATCAATAGGAAGAGCGGGCTTTAATTCTCCGCTACTCACACTTGAATGCAAAGCTTTTGCATCTTGATAAGCTTCCATTGTAGAAACTTGACCTTCATGTTTTATTGACCATGAATTCCAAGAACCTTTATCGTTACCATCCTCAACAGATGTTAACTTATACATATTAGCAAACGATGGTAATGTTTTACCGTTATGCTTTTGCATCATCATTATGCTTAACCATTGACGAGACTTTTTTAATTGTGTCTTTTTCATGTCAATGATAGCGTTCTCAAGATTGCCGTCTTCATGAACAATCTTTACATAATGCTGTGCGGTACGAACTAATTCGTTCCCACTTTCTAAAAGTTCTAGACCTGATTCTGTGTCCCGTACGGCCTTACGTACATCGTCAGAAGAAGGAGAAAGTTCTGAAACAAAACCACCTCCCTGAGAACGCGGAATAAATTCTAAAAATTTTAGTTGGAAATAAACAGGTATAACAGTTACCCCTTTCTCTCCTTCCCAAGTCTTCTTTGTAACAGTATTAAAAATATCTCCAGAAGATGCACCTTCTATAAAACCCGCATCAGACTTTTTTAGTTGCGGACTAAGTGCTTGGATTATTCTTAAAAAAGGAATCTGAATATCAGAAGATGTTACTTCTTCAAAACCGCTTCCTACGTCGGACTCAAAGGCTTTTATTAGATCAGGTAATTTTTCAGCCATATTATTTCTCCCCTTTTATTTTAGCTGTTTGACCTACATATGCTTTAAACAATTCTAGGTCGATTGGTTGATTAGCTTCCACACGTTCACGCACCAACTTTTTTAAAGTCGATGGTTCTACCCATGTACGCGCCGTAGTGTCGTGTCCTTTGTTCTCAAGCTCTACTTGCAAAGAACGAGCGGAATTATCTTCATTAATACCAAATGAAATTTGTACTTGGTTTTTAATAAAATCTTCTGCGCCAATGTCGCGTAAATGTCCTATGGCACGTTCTTTGTCCATGGGATCTTTAGGCATGGTAGCTTGAACAAAAGTAGTTAAAGATACCGTGTTACCGTCTACCGTTAACTTATCTATGCCCATCTCAGCCATTTTTGCAGGGATTAATTCATACTCATACCGTTGCTTTTTTGCTTTTAAAAGCTTGAGGTCGTCTTCTTTATCTTTGATGTCTTTTATTAAATCGGAAGCTGATTTCACTAATTGACTTAGTTCTTGTCCTCCGTCCGTTGTTACATTCTTAAATGCATTTGCATCTGCTGTAATCTCACTCCAAACATCGATTTTCTTTTCACTCATTATAGTACATCCTCTTCAGGTTAAACGTTAAGGTCTTCGATTCCTCCTCGAATAGATATTCTAACCGGATAATATATACGCTCTATTTTATCCCATTTAAGAATATTAACTCTACCAGAGTTAAAATCACTAGCAATGGCAAATGCAACGCCTATTATAGCGGGGTCCCCGATAGCCAATAGCCAATCGTCATCATCAAAAGTTTTTAGTTTACGCTTAATCTGCGCAACTAATCGCCCTGTATTAAGGTGAAGCTGATCATTAAAATTTGCTAAAGGAATCAATTCTCCCCATTTCGTTGCAGATATAATATCTACGCGGGGGTTTTCTTGTGCTACAAATACTTTGTTTGCCATTGAGTTCTCTCTTTCTTGTTTACGTTTAATTACGTTAATCTAATTAAATATACTTGTAAACTATTTTTTTTGACTTCTCCTAATTATTCTGTTTATATATAAGAATTGTTAATAGAAAGTGAGAAATATGTCTTATAAGTTTAAGACGAAACCCTTTGACCATCAGGCCGATGTTTTAAAGCTGTCATGGAAAGCTTTGAATTGGGCGTACTTTATGGAAATGGGCACCGGTAAATCTAAAGTCTGCATAGACAATGCCGGCATACTCTTTGAATTAGGTCACATAGATACCTTTGTAGTGGTTGCGCCAAAAGGTGTGTATCGTAATTGGGCGCAGATTGAAATTCCTGCGCATCTTCCTGACCGTATTGAACGCGATACAGCTATGTGGTCTTCTACTCCTAAACGCGAACAGAAAAAACAACTGGAGTCTTTTCTATCTCCTAATGTAGCCGGCAACCTCCGTATTTTAGTTATGAATGTAGAAGCATTGTCCACCGTGAAAGGTACACGGTTCCTGGAGATGGTATTAAAAAAATCAAAAGCTATGTTTGCTGTGGACGAATCGACTACCATTAAAAGTCCAAAGGCTCGACGCACCAAAGCTATTATAAAAATAGGAAGGCACGCTTTATACAAAAGAATTCTTACCGGTTCGCCGGTTACCCAATCGCCTATGGATTTATGGGCCCAATGTAATTTCTTAGATCCTACCTTATTAGGAGATGTTGGTGACAACTATTATCAATACCAATACCGTTACGCTATTATGAAAAAACGTACGATGGGCGCGCATTCTTTTAACTTAATAGTAGGGTATAGAAACCTGGAGGCTTTAGCAGAACTTTTAAAAACATTTTCTTCTCGTATTATGAAATCCGAATGTTTGGATCTGCCTTCTAAAATATATACCCAACGGCATATTCAACTGACTCCCGATCAATCGCGTATATATATGGAGATAAAAGAATATGCTTTATCGTATCTTAGCGACACGGAGTTTATGACGGCTCCTAATGTTATGACACAGCTAATCCGTCTGCAGCAAGTATTGTCCGGACATTCGAAAACCGATGAAGGCGACATAGTAGAAATAAAAGACAATCGTCTGCCGGAACTCATGCAATGCTTGGAAGATGTTTCCGGGAAAGTTATTATCTGGTCGCGCTTTCGTTATGATATAAAAAGAATTCATGCAGAACTGACAAAGGTGTACGGGCCACTGTCCACGGTAACGTACTTTGGGGACACCTCTGATGAAGACCGCACTAAAGCCATTGAGCATTTTCAGCACGGAGATGCGCGTTTCTTTATAGGTAATCCGCAAACAGGAGGATATGGTATTACTCTTACCAAGGCCAACACCGTTGTTTATTTTGCAAACAGTTTTGACTTAGCTGTACGTATGCAGTCAGAAGACCGGTGCCACCGCATCGGCCAAACACAGCACGTTACTTATATCGATCTTATAGCGGAAAAAACTATTGATGAAAAAATAGTTAAGTCTTTGCGTAGTAAGATGGATATAGCCAGTCGGGTAATGGGGGAAGATTTAAAAGATTGGCTAACTTAATTTAACCAGGGAGAATATAATGTCAGAAAGTTTTGTAACATGGTTCAACAAAATATTTGTAGCTAAACCAAAGAAAGATTTAAAGACAATGAGTAAGATAGAATTAGAAAAAAAAGGTAGAGAAGTCGGTATAGAACTAGACCGTCGATTAAAAAAAGCTACACTACTAAAACAATTACAAAAAAAAATAGGAGAATAACATGGTTGAAAATCCCTACGAAGGCGTTAATGAATTTTATGATAAGCTTTCAGACTTTGTAGCAAACGAGAAAAAATATAATAATAGTAATAAGGTTGTGTTGCTATTTCGTCTAGCTTTGGAGTTAGGAGGCGGTGATGATGAAATGGGTTTACAAGAGATGTGTTATCTCATGTCCAAGTTACAATACACTACGTTAGGTATTCTTTTAGGTAAAGAAGAAACCTTTAATGGTATACTAGAGCAGTTTGATGTTCGTCGCACAGCTCCTAATTAGAGAGAGGATTTGACAGACGCACCCAAACGAGGTTGGGGGGAAAAATCTTTTATGGGAGATCTTCCTCCTAAAAAACAAGAGCACTGGGCACAAATTCTTTTGGATTTGCGTAATCAATCGGGAATGTCTCGGGTTCAGTTAGCGGAAGAGTCGGGAGTTGGTGTGTCTACCATAGAAAATTACGAACGAAAAAAGATTTCGGAGCCATCCATTTATAAAATTGAGTCTTTACTGCAGGCTATGGGTTACGAGTTAGACGCTATTTTTATTGAACATTAAAAATTTCTAGCGGTAGGAACTATCCAAGGAGTCCAAACTTCTTTTTTTCCTCCATGATATTCTCTGGCATGACCCTCACTAACTAATGTTGCACAGATGTCTTGCCCTTCTACTATCGGAATTGCTAATATCCTCCCGAACTTTCCTTTTTTCTGCTTTACCGTCTGTATGGTAAACTTTTTCGGTAATAATTCTTTAAGTCGGGCTTTTGCTTGTAGGCCTAAAGCTTTCTCTTCTAAATTACGGGTGCGCGACTCTGGGGTGTTTATTCCCTGCAGGCGAATTCTTTCATTAGCTAAGGTAACTTTGAACCCCAGATCTACGTCCACGTCAATTGTATCGCCGTCCACAACGCGCCGTAATGTGCAATTATATTCATACATCTGAAAAGTATACACTCTTTTCGGGAGGAGGTGTTGTGACATCTGCCGACCTCTGCTTATACCACCACGAACTCATTAAAGCTACCGTAACAATCCAACTTCTTGAAGTTTTATCGGGGAATAAATCTTTTGTTATATCTTCGGGTTTTGCTCCCCGTCGGGCAAACATTCGGGCTTCTTCTAATGATTGCTCCATACACTCAAATAATAACTCATCCTTCGTCATCGTGCCTCTCCCTCACAAAAATAGGGGTTTCCTCGCCTACCCATGCTCCGACTACATTGAACTCGAAATAATCTATGGCTTCCTCGTCCGTCATCCCCTGATCCATTAAAATTTTAATACATTTATTTACGTCATATGCAAGAATGTCTGGCTGACCGCATCGGTTGCCTATACCTATAATCGCTTCATCGAAGCCATCAGCCTTTAACATTTTAAGATAGTAAGCCTACTAGGAAGCTTCCTAGCGCTATACAGATGTAGAATTCTAATCCCATTTTCTTTCTCGCTTTCTTTTTTTTGTGTTTTTTAAAAAACTTCATATCTCTATACTTGCACACATTAGTATGTAGATAAAGAGTAAAATGTGCAATGTCCATGATACTCCAAGTATCGTCCAACAAACTTTCATCATTATTGCTTTCTCCCCTCCATTTTCAATCCGTACAAGGTGCGTACTTTGTTCAATGTCCGTACGGGATATATACTTTCATTTTTTAAATCTCTATTTTCATTTTCTAATGTTACAGTTAGGTCAAATAATTCATTTGCAAATTTTACTCTTTCAACGTTTTTATTTACATTTATCTCTCTAACTAAAAAATCTCTAATTTTTTCAGTTAAAGCTTTTCTCCAATATTCTTTTCTATAATTTATATTTTTTCTGTTTGTCATGGTCTTTCTCCCTTTCTGGTTAGCCTAAGACTTCCCAATCGGTCTTAGGTGTCGTTGTATGGCATTCAGGACACTCCCTTTCCTGCCACTTAAACGTATATACTAATGATGGTGCGCTACACTCTGGACACCAGACTTGCCGTCTTTTGCCCTCCGCACCATCATAGGATCTTACTCGCGTATGTTTTGTTACTTTGCTCATCTTTAATGTACTGTCATTGCACTACGCGCTTTAGCTAATACTTGGGCAAGTGTTTGGTTCCAGAAGCAGTAGCCCCATGAGTTTTTGCTCCTAAACTTTCTCCTCATGCGCAAACAATTATTAATTCTTTTGTCCCAAATATTTCCAACAGTTACTTCTACTACCATTAGCTTTCCTCCCTCCAATTTGCGAACTCCGACTTTTTAAATGTTTTGTACTCATCATGTCTTTTCCAATCCGCTCCATGCCATCCTACAGCCTCATTTGCTCCTTGGCAAAAAGCATCGCGTTCTTCCTTAGAGTTAAAGGTGTATAAGATAGGATCTTGCTCGGCTTCACGGGCTTCTTCTCCCCATAAAGCCGTAAGGTAAAACTTAACTGCGCTCATTAGCTTTCCTCCCGATTAATAAAAGCATCAATAAACCCGCCAACATAACAATCGACAATCTCCTCATCCGCTTCATTAAACATTACAAGGTTTGCCCAATCGTCTTTCTCGCCTTCTTTCTGCATGTGCAATTCTACTACGGCATCAACACTTCTAATGTGTTCCATAATATCTTTAAAGTTTTTATTATCTTTGCATAAATGGTAGCCCTCACACAATAATTCAAACTTCCATCCATTTCTTAATCCAGACTTTACTAATTCTTCTGCTTCACTAATCATTTTACATCCTCCTCAATTTTAAATTTGCAATTAGGAAATTCTTCTTGCCATTCTTCTAAATAATATTCTGCTTCTTTTTTAGAAGGATATGATCCATCCACTTGCCATCCCTTATCTGTATCTTTGTATAAGTTCCACAATAGAGTTCCATCAGTTTCCTTAGTTAAATATTCTCTGACTGCAGGTATATCCCGATATAACTCCATCAGTACAAGATGGCTTTTTAAAGGTTTTTTCGTCCCTGCCTCCCATCGTTGGACACTGGCTTGTCCAAATCCGCAGACATCAGCAAACTTTTGTTGGTTACTAAAATATGTCTTTCTCAATTCTTTTATTTCTTTACTGTTCATTGGTTTAGTATTCCTTCCTCTATTAATGCTAAAAAATTTAATGGGTGAATAATCTTAACGTCATGGACTTTTATACTGCGCTCGTTTTCAGTTCTAAGAAAAGGGGTGTTACCACCTCCAAAACCACCATTATCAAACTCCTCATAATCCTCAATATAATCGTCCCCGTATACTTCTTTGAGCATCTGGAGGTGTGTATCTTTGCTTGTCATCCATCCGCTCTTATTCTCCGCCATCATCCATGAATAAGTGTACCATGATTGGTCGCCTATGCTTTCTTCGAACGTAATTAATACGCGCGTTGTTGACTCAAACTTCATTATTATTCTCCTTTAAATATTTAGTAAAAATTTTATGTATTGTTTCATAATCTGTATCGGCTATTCCCGACTTTTTAGATGCCATGCTATCTAAAAAATCATTAAACTTAATTAG